AGATGATAGAGAACATGGACCTTGAAGCGGGCCTGGTCACTACGGAAAGGCACAAGATAGTACCCATAGCTCTTGACAACGTGATAGACGCTAACAATTACCTGAGGTATTTCGAACAGAGGGTATTTACCGGGCTGGGTGTTTCCGAGACGGTTATGGGGCGCAGCGGTTCCGCCAGCCGTGCAACGGCCGAGTCGCAGTATTTTGACCTGCGCGAGACCGTCAAAGCAATGCAGAGGGTTATGGAATCGTTCATCAACGAGTTTATCATCAAGGAACTGCTTATGGAGGGCGGATATGACCCGCTGCTCAATCCCAAGGACGCTGTCTATTTCAGGTTCCGCGAGATAGACCTTGACATGAAGATCAAATACGAGAACCACATCATATATCAGTACTTGACCAACTGCATTACGGAAGACGAGATGCGTGCGGAGCTTGGTCGCGACCCAATAACGGACAGAGCAAAGCTGTTTTACAATCTCGTCACCATACCCGTCGCCCAGTCTACGGGCAAGAAGGTGGCTGTATCGCCCAGCGATGTGGTTACACGGACGCAGCCGCAGACCACGCCCAGCGCTCCTGGCAAGCCGGGCAGAAAGGGCAAGGCGGAAGAAGCCGTATCGCCTGCAGAGCTGATGATTGACGTGTGCGAGCGGGCGAGCGTTTACGGTGACGATGCGCCTGAGGTTGCTAAAGAAGCAGCCCTTGTACTGATAGAGTCCCTTGTCAAAGGAGAAGGTATGGATATCGATACCGCAGTTGAGGCGGCGTATAAAAAGGTTGCCGGAGAAAGGAGAGGGATTCCGCATGGCGCTGATTGTGGTTGCTGAGGCCATTCATTCCGGCATGACGGGAAACTTCAACTTCTATCCACGTGCAGAGCTTGAGCGTGCACTTAGCACCTGGACTGAGCCGTACAATAAGCCCGTGCTGACGCATCACAACCTTGACAGCGAGCCCGTGGGAAGGGTTGTTGGAGCGCGCTTTAGAAAGAGCTCCCTCAAGATGAACAGCTACTGCGCCGAGCTAACGCTGAATATAACCGACCCTGATGCGCAAAAGAAGATAGAGGACGGGCGGTACCACACCCTGAGTATTGGCACCACGATAACCAGTGCCGTGTGCTCTATCTGTAAGAATGACTGGGCGCAGGGCACACCGTGCGAGCACAGGAAAGGCCGTGTATATGACGGCAAGCTCTGTTACTGGATAGCAAAGATTGGCGAGCATGTTGAAGTGTCGTTCGTCAACTACCCGGCAGATCCATACGCGCAGATCATAGACATTAAAACTGCGGAGGAGAAAACGCAGGAAAGTATGGATGCTGTAAAACTCAGCGATGCCGGTAGTATATGTAATAGGAGGAATGGGGAGGTTGCAATGGAAAAGATGGAACTCATTGAAGAGATTGTTGAGGCCTTTGAGGAACCAGTGGAGAACAAGGAGGAGAGCACGGAGGTTGTACAGGCTAATGAGGAGACGCAGGACGCTGTAGGTGAGCTCAAGGGTCAGATTGAAGAGCTGAAGCAGCAGCTTGAAGCAGTGAAAGCGGCAGTTGAGGAATCACAGGGCAAACTGACTGCCGTTGTTGAGCAGAGCGTTGAGCTTGCCAGGATCCTGCGTGAAGAGCTTGTGCACCACTATGCAGACCTTGCTGTTGCATCCGGGCTTTGCGGCACAGCTGATGAGGCTGAGCAAAANGCTGCTGAAATGAGCGCCAAAGANCTGCGCGGTGAGATACTGAAGCTTTCAGCCAAGCTTCACACGGAGCCGCGGCAGACCGAGTCTGTGCAGTGCCCGGGTGGCGAAGGTGTAGTCGAGGAAAAGGCTGCAGCCCAAGACGAAAACAAGTATACCATTAAGGACCTAGAAGCTGCACTCTTAAAGCTGCTTAGCAGCAGATAAACATCTATGAACACTCAAGATAAGGAGGAGTAACGGAAATGGCACTGATGCCCAAAATGGACTATCGGCTTAAAGACAGGACGGCTAACGCGAGGCTTGTTGTATCAGGGATCGAGAGTCCCGCTGAAAGCTTCATAGCCGACCCCAGCTTACCTGTTCTGTTTGAAAACCCATTCGGATTCCCTGGTTACAGGGAAGTAGTGATTCCCAAAGGTACAGCCGTCGCTATAAACGGTAGAACGGTCGATCCTGAGACAGGCGTTAAGAAGACCGTTCTTACGATTGCTGACGGCAACAAGCCATACGTGGGAATTGCTCCATACAATATCTGCAAGAAGTATCCTGATCAGATGGTGGGCAACGAGCCCAGCTTCATACGTCAGGCATACATCGAGCTGCCCTATATCCCCAAGGCTGACGACTGTGCTTTGGTGAAGTACGGCGCAATACATGACATTGATGAAAACAACCGTCTCAACGTTGGCGACTACGTAATGGTATCCAAGGATCCTGCCAACAAAGGGCACCTCACCAAGTATGATGGTACCAATCCATTGACAGTTGTTGGCCAGGTAGTCGCAATTGAGGACGAGAAAGAGCCATGGGGCTGGTTCAAGTGGGTAATGTTCGATGATGCGACCAAGAAAGAGCTCTATCCTGAACCTGACTTTGCACAAAACGCTGTACCCGGTGAAAACGGGTATCCGTATGACCCGCGCTACAGAGACGGCGTAGAGGCGAGCAAGTACACACCTGTGGGGATGCCCGGTCTGACTGATGGCGCCTACAGGGGTGCTACAAAAGTATCGTTCACTATTTCCGCAGGCCAGACGACTCATACCGTCAATCTTGGAAGCATTGTGTTCAACGGCCTTGTGAAAGTGTATGTAGCTGGTATGGAACTGCCATCCAGCCAGTTCAGCGTTGACTACGAAAAAGCGACTGTGACTATTACATTGCCATGGCCTGCTGGACAGGACCTCANCGGATATNTCATAGCTCAGACCAGCACTGACTATCTTGGCACACCACCCGGTTGGGACTATGTCGGTGCTACTGGTGTTGCAAGAATACTGATATTCTAAACCAAGCATAAGACCAGAACGAGGAAAGGAGGAAGTGGCATAGCTGTTTTGATACAGCAAATGCCGGGCAGTGATGAACAGGAGATTCATGGAAGACATTGAGAATTACACACTCACTCAGGAAGAGGTTGATTTGATAGAGAGAGTTAATGCTGCGATGCGGGGCGAAGCGGTAAGCGACGTGCCCACTATCCAGGAGTTTACCGCATTGCCCTCTGCGCAGATTCTGCTCCCCAAGGTCATAATTGGAGCTGTACGCAGGGCGGCCGAGCCTATATACCTGGGCAAGAAGCTTCTCAAAACCGTGAGGACCAAGAATTCCGGTCAGGTATATGTATTCCCTGCAATTGGGCCTATCAGAGCGTATGATGTGGCCGAAGGGCAAGAAATCCCTGCCGAGTCTGTAGATGTGCAGACCTACGAAGGCACTCTCGAGGTCCGCATCGGGAAGGCCGGCGTAAGGGTGCAGGTAACCAGAGAGCTCATCGAGGACAGCATGTGGGATATCGTGGCTATGATGCTTGAAGAGGCTGGAAGAGCTCTCGCACGGCACAAGGAGCAGAAGATATTCAGGGAATTCAGCAAGCATGGCTGGACTGTCTTCGACAACAGCCTCCCCGCAGAGCAGTATCCCGAAGCACACACCACCGGCCTCGGCAAGGACGGCAATCCGAACGGAACGATGTCCCTGGAGGACTTCCTGGATCTGATACTCGCTGTTATGGCAAACGAGTTTACTCCGACGACCATTATAATGCATCCGCTCACATGGTCTGCGTTTGCCAAGTCTGAGATTGCTGGGCTCTTGACCTTCGGTGCTAAATGGTATTTCGGCAGTCCTGAGATGCCGCAGAAGTTTGAGATAGGGCCCGAGAGCATACAGGGTAGGATACCATTCGGGCTTGAAGTGCTGCTGTCGCCATTCGTGCCATTCGACAAAGAAGCCAAGAAGTTTGACATGTACTGTGTAGACAGGGACAACGTCGGTATTCTGCTCGTAAGAGAGGATATAAGGACTCAGGAGTTTGACAATCCTGCCCGCGACATAAGGGACATCAAGCTCACTGAGAGGTATGGTATTGGAATACTCCACAAAGGACGTGCGATAGCTGTTGCCAAGAACATCACGCTTGATGCCAGCTGGCCCGAACCGCCCCGTATTAAGACAGTATAAGGTTAGGGTGAGCCAGAATGGCTGATAAGCATGTTTTGAAGCTAGCCCCGAGGCGGGTGTACTTCCGCGACCCCGTCTCGGGGTTATTCCTAACATATCCGCAGAAGGTGGTTGGTGAGCTGCCGTTTGGCGCAGACCTGACCAATATCAAGCGGGCGGTGCGGTACGGAGAACTGATTGATGTCAGCGGCACGGTTTTTGCTGACGAAAATGGGCAGGCGCAGCCCCAGGAACATGAAGTCGTCGCACAGGCCGATGTCCCTGCTGTAGAGCCCGAACAGGTAAAGCAGGAGGAACCGGTGATTGAGCAGCAGGTAAAGGATGTGCAGGAAGAGACTGCTACAGAAGAAGAGCCCGGTGAAGCTGGGAAGGAGAAAAGGCCTGTCCGAAAGAAGAGGCGGTAATGCCATATGAGCTATGTTTTTATGCCTATGGTTGTCAGCACAAACCCGGCAAACATGTCCGTGGACGTCCCTGTCTCCACGGACATAACTATTGTTTTCAGCACTGATATGGATCCCCAGAGCCTGGTGGGCAACATCATTGTCCAAAAGGCTTCAGGTGGGGAGAAGGTTGCCGGGACTATAACATATGCAGACCGCAAAGCTGTATTTAAGCCTAACGCCCCGTTAGAGGGCGCTACTACATACAATGTTATAGTTGTTGGCGATGCCGATCTTGAAGACGGCAGACAGGATGGTGTCAAGTCCATTCTGGGCTACCCAATGGCAGGCATGTACGTGTTTTCTTTTACCACCACTGCTGCAGCTCTGCTTGAGGTGCCCAGGCTGCTGTCTCCCGCCAACATGACCGCAGTTACAGGTACTGTGCAGTTCAGCTGGGCATCCGTCAGTGGTGCGGCGCTGTACGAGGTACAGCTGGCTGCTGTACCGGAGATGGACCCGCTGCTGTGGAGCACCACAACAGTGGAGACAAGTGTGGTGCCGGCCGTTACTTTGGATGACGGCAACTATTTCTGGCGTGTGCGAGCGCTTGATGCCAGCGGGAATACTGGCTTGTGGTCGGCGGTCTATGTATTTTCAGTGGGGCAGCAGTACGTGACAGAAGAAGAGGAGACATCATCCCCACCCAACAACGAACCCCATCTTCTGTTTGAATCTGAACTTACTGCTGTTGAACCTACCGCGAACGAGATAGCCGTGTTCTTGCCGCTATATCTAACCGAGAGCGACATACTGGGCATACGGCTAATAGGCAAGAGCGTTACCGGGATGCCCGGAGATGACCACGGCATTGTCAAAGTGGATTATGTCATTGAGCAGACGGACGGCGGATGCATTGTCCGTATCCGCGCTAAAGAGGAGGGAGGCAGTTGAGCTTTAATGTAAACTACTCTGTTGGTGGGCTTATAGACAGGGTAAGAAAGATAGACGGCATAGGGACCCCTGTTCAGGTTGTCCTGCCTCCACATCTGTTTGCAACATACCAAAAGCCTTTCATTAAAGGGTTTAGAGTAGAAATGCCTGCTGCACCTGGAGAGTACCCCATTGAATACACGCTGCCGCAGGATGCCGAGCTGCTGTCCATAGAAGTAGGCTGTACGGGATACATGGACGTTGATTACTGGTCGTTCGACATCAACGGTGAAGTTGTCTGTGAGACGATATACTGCAAAGAGGTGGCACAGGTTAAGAGCTTTGGCGCTGTCAAGCTTAAGGCTGGCGATGTGCTCAGGTTTGTATTCAACAACGCCAGCGGCACATCCAAGGTGGTGTGGATAGACATGAATTTCGCCATTGCAGGAGGGACTACTTAATGGCATGGATTGAGGGTTTTACATCGTCCAACGAGATACTGAAGACTATTGCCAGGAACGCCTGTACGGTCTTCAAAAATGCGGCAGGCGAGCTTATACCGGGCAAGAACTGGGAACTGGTATACCCATCTCCGCAGAAGTACAAGTCGATAAGGCGCGTGCTTCAGGAAGTGCTCGAATCCAAGAACTACTTGCTTTACAACACTTCCAGGAAGCCTATTGTGCCTAACAGAATAGTGCGGGTATTCCGTAACGGCAGTCTTGTCGGCTCGACGGAATACACCGTTGACTACCAGAACGGCACGATACTCTTCAAAGAGCCACAGAGGATGAGGGAAGCGGTAGAGAATACAGTCCTTCAGACAACTGATTACAGGACGTACGACCTGGGTAACACAGAGATCATAGCGAGCACCCTGAAGGTTTTCAGGAACGGAGCAGAGGTCGACCCTGCAGAGTACATGCTCGACGCTAAAAACGGCAAGGTTACGTTCCGTCTCTATCAGGACGAAAGCGCGTCCATAACCGCAAGCTACGAGTACCTGTCCGAGCCATACATGATAACTGCTGATTACACATGCTATTCAAATGCTGTAGCGGTAACGGGAGAGGTCTTGAAGTCAACCGACGGTGTCAATTTCAGCACCCAGAACGGCAGTCTTGTCTCGGCTGACCTTTTGAAAGTGTACAGAAACGGTGCTTATGTTTCACCTTCGGAGTATGCTGTAGACCTTGCAAACGGCACGATTACATTCAATGCGGTGCAGAGCAACGTATCCTTTGTACTGGGCGAAGCTCTAAGCTCCACCGACTACAAGGTGTACACCGTATCAAACAAACCCATGACATTTGAAGACGAGGTTGTTGTCTACAGGGATGGCAACGTGGTATCTCCCTCTGAGTATACGGTCGACAGGATAAACGGCAAAATCACGTTCAACAATATCCAGCGCAGGATCGTAAGCGTTACACAGGAAGTTGCCTCAACGCAGGACAACAAAATATACACCGTTGCCGGAAGCCCGATAGTGCCCGGCACCGTTATAGTATACCGCGATTCGCAGCCTGTAGATACTTCGGAGTATACCGTTGACGCAAGCAACAGCCGCATAGTGTTCAATACTGCGCAGGACCCATCTGCCGTTATAACCGTTGACTATTCCTATTACGGCACGCCATATGCCATAACTGCTGATTACTACTACTATGAAGCGGTTGTATCGCTGCAGGATGTTGTGCTGACCACCACCAACTACATCACTTATTCGACCGGTGTCAAAAACGTTCTGCCGCAGAACCTCGTGGTCAAGAGGAACGGGCAGGAGGTGCCACAAGACGAGTACACGCTTGACATCCAGAACGGCAACATAGTATTCAATACCATCCAGGATACGTCCGCCGTAATTACTGCGTCGTTCGTCTTCTGTCCGAGGATGGATTATATAACCGCAGACTATACCTACTANGCATCGGTTGAAGATGTCCTGAATGAAGAACTGGTGCCGGTTAACAACCAGCTCTTCAAGACCNCAAACAAGCCGATATCCGCGGAGCATACGCTGACTGTTTACCTCAACGGCCAAGCTGTTGACGCAGGTGAGTATAAGGTAATCTATGAAGATGGTACGGTTGTGTTCAATCAGTCGGTAGACATTCTGGACCAGGCGACAATTGACTACAGCTACTACACAAACGGTATCGAAGAGGCTATTGCTGCGATAAAAGACAGGCTTGTGCTTAAGACAACCACAACTCCGGTTGAGCTTACGGACGAGCAGAAGCTACAGAACCTCTACAGTGACGAAAGGCTCAACATGACATCGCTTACGATGTATGTTGAGTTTTACAAGCCCGAGCGGCTGATAAATCCTGAGACTAGTACTGAATACTACAAGGACGTGACGGGGCTCTACCTGCGCACGGGGGGTAACAACCATTACGTAAACGTCCGCATGTTTGACCAGTGGGACGCTGTTACGGAACAGCCGGTCCCATCCTTGTATGACTCGTCCGGTAAGCTTATATCTGCAGGGGCGGCTGTCTCGCCATGGAGCAAGCTCGCTTGGTTCCGCGACTGGGAAGAAGTACCGCTGGCGTATGGCACCAAAGATACAACTGATGACAACCAGCTTGCTAAGGGTTCGTTATTCCGTCCAGTCGAGCTGCCAAGCGGTCTTGGTGAGATCCCGATACGTTACTGGATGAGCATCACAAATGACAGGATTATTGGCGTATTCATGGGCGAACCCAGCGTGAGTTACAACAACTACATCATGGGCTTTGCCTATATTGGTCGGATCAAGCCATATGAAGGCGGGATTAACGATACCTTTGGCAACTTTGCCCTGACTACTACATCGTCTACTGTACCTTGTAAGATTGCAAAACCGCCTGCTGGCAAGCCTCGCATTACGTCGCTTACCTTAAACTCTACTGGCGGTCAGTTATGGAAAGCTGCTTACTACTATGTCGTAACTTACATTACACCGAACGGAGAATCGGCACCAAGTGACTACAAGTATGTATTATACAGTGGAAACTCCAACACAGCTGCTGTAACCATAGAAGTAGAACTTCCTGATGAAGCAACNGGCTGGAAGATCTATCGTTATCAGGGCGGCACAAGTACTCAGTATAACTATCCTAATGACCTGTCGAGATA